GTTGTAACCGGGGATATCGACGCAGCCGATCCGGACGGACTAGCCGCCGAGGGAGTAGAAGCACCACCTTGCATATAAGCAAGCATAGGATTAATACCGGCAGCCTTCATATCCGCAGTAGCACGCTGATAAGCGGTATTAGAAGCACCCATCTGCCTATTCCAGGCAGTAGTAGCCTGATCAGCAGCAAATTGCTCCTGTTGCTGAGTCTGCTCCGCATTAAACACCTCAGCAGCCGATTGAGAAGCCCAATTAGCCTGTTGCTGAGCCTGAATATTAGCAGCACTCTGATTAGCCGAAAACATACTACCAAGCAGCGACGATCCACCAGCGACTAAACTAGGACCAAGTGCACCCAACAACGGAAACATGAGATCTCTCCATTAATCATGCACCAATACCGACTAAGCACACTAGAACCGATCGATATTACCAGGAACGCTATACACCGGCATAGGCCGAGCACACTTCAACTGAAACCAGCAATCACAAATAAAATGAGGCTGACTAGTAACAGCCACAACACGGTTGATAGGAGGACTATCCACAATAAAGGAGGCATTAAGCGCGGGCAGAGCACCAAAATTAAGAGACAAATGCCAGCTATCAAGAGGCGTAGAAAAATTACTTCTAAACTGACCAGTAATAAGCGAAGGCTTATACCTATACTCAGCATACCTCTCCTGATAACCAAACGTAGCAGTATCCTGAGCAGGAGTACCAACCATATAAATCTCCTGATTCAAAACACTCTGCTCACCAATCATCGCCAAAGCAGGCCAATAAAAATCAAACCGGGTTTGACGAAAAAACATCCTATTCAAACCCTGCTGATAAGTTAAATCAGCCCTCACATTAATCATACCAAGCAACAAACAATGCTCCGTAAAAGATTTAGTAAATCCATAACCTCCGTGACTAAAAACACCCATTGCAGCCAAATTACCCTGCGGCGTATTACCACCGGTAAGACCCGTCGCAGTAGTCTGCGCAATGGGATTAATATTAATAGGAGTACTGCCACCTCCTAAATATTCAGCACGCTGAAGACGCGCATCAGGAGAAGTAACACCAAAATGAGACTGAATAAGCTCAGTATAACGAGTACCTCCTCTCGCATCACGCTCATACACCTTCTGAATTTGAAACGCCTGACGAAGCGAGTTAATCGTAGCAGCAGTAGCAGTACTCAAATCCGCATAAATCTGCGGACGGTTAGCCGCACTAGGCACAGCAGCACTCTGCGCTTGAACAACATACGACGTACCATTTAACCACGCCGGCGTAGCGGCGGGTATATCATTCGCACTATTATAACCATAAGAAAGCGCAGCAGTATTAGTAGCCGCCGCCGCACCGCTCGAAATAGCAATCCCATGAACAGGCGCCACAGTGCCAAGCGGTATCTGAACCGCTGTACCCTTCTGCGGCCACGGCAAAGCAGACGTGAAATAATCATGACGCTTACCACGCTGTAACAAAACATAATTCGCAATATTATCAGGGCCATCACCCATATCAACAGTAACACTATTCTGCAAATTCTGATCACGAAACCATTGATTCCAAATCAAATTATACGCCCTATGATGCAAAGAATTAAACTGAATATTAGCCGCCGTCTGCGTCGGAATACCCATATAATCCGACAACGATCCATTAGCAACCGTATTAGCAGTAAACTGCGGAACAAGAAACGAAGTAGAATCCGCCGGATTCGCCTGCTCACCAAAAAAATTAACAAAATGCGTCCACACAAGCCTATAAGGCACCGCGAAAAAAAACACATCCGCATATAAATTATCCATTATAGGATGTAGCGGAGTAGACATACGAGCAAACGTCGTACACTGCAAACTAAACGTATCACCAGGCAAAGCCTCATCCACAAAAATAGGAACTAAATAACCCGCGTTAAACGTCGTCTTAAAACCATGACTACGATCGAAACTAGACCGCGGAATAGTAGCCTTCGGCACTTGCGAAAACTGATGACGCATAACCGACTTCATGACGATTCCTCCTGACTGAGTAACCAAGAATACCAATAGTCGTACGAAAGGCCAGAGGCCTTCCAAACATCGAGGCGTTGCCTCGATGACGCACGGCCTTCGGCCTTAATTGGACTACGCAAGGGCTCCGCCCTCGCACCCGTATAAAACAACTCACTTGACAAATAAGACGAACTCTTATAATCTTCTCCAGTGCAACCAAGCATAGGAAAAACACACATGTTCACATATGAAGAATACGTAGACATAGAAAATGCACTCTCAATGGCTATCGCCAGTTCAAAACGCGCACTTAACTCAAGTAAAAACGCGCAACTAAAACCGATACACGAAAAAATCGTAACCGATCTAAACAAACTCTACCAAAAGGTAATCGAACAAAAATTAAAACAACCCCTAAAACCAAAATGAAAAAAGAACCCCCGGCAAAACCGGGGGTTTTTTACTACATAGGCAAACGACGAGCCTTAGGCTCCACCTCTACTTTGGTCTCCTCAGTAAAAGGTTCATCAATCTTACACTCAAGAGCACCGATAACACGTACAGGCTCACGAGTAACAAACAATCCACTATTATCATCAAACTCTCCCAACGAGACCAAAACATAATCTATACCGTGCTGATAAAACTGATGATCCTGCTTATTGCAGGCATCAGCAAAACTACGCACGGCCTCTCCCTTAGTACGGGAAAAAAAAGGCTGAAGATAAGCACCAACAGCCTTATCAAACACGCTAAATACAGCAAGCTTCATAGCTTCCGCTCCTTATGCTCAGCAGCTAATAACATCAAACGCTCCTTAACACGTAGCCGCTCTACCGTGTTATCCGCTCTATTCAAAACAGCAAGACGCTTTCGCTTTCGCTTAAATCTATCAAACTGAACGGCATCGATCTTCTCAGATCTACCATCATAAAACCGCGGAGGTCGCACCTCCAAACCGTTAACGACCACACTATCAAGGCTCCTAACCTCGGAACCATACCTCTCATAATAACCAGCTCCAATACCGTCTCTCCGAGACATAATTGCAAACTCCCGAACTCGCTCAAACACCTCTCCATTCTCATCGTACACAGTATAATAATCCTTAGCCAAGGCACCATTAACCTTCTTTAGGGCATACTTTGCGCAATACACAGCGCTGTCAAACGTGACCGCACCGATGGTGCAATGCCCCATAACTCTACCGTCAGTAGACCACAACTTTTCAAGTTCTCTCGAAACGAATAAAGGTTCTCCTCTCTTGTTGTCACCGAAATACAACCTGTCAGGAAAACCAACATTAAAGAGAAGAGCATGATAATGCGGACGCTTATTCTCTTCTCCATACTCACCTCCCAAAAAAAAACGAACCTTATTAGGTTCACGCGCCTTCCTAAGGCGCTTCATAAAAAGCTGAACATCTCTCAGGCACAAACTACCTCCCGGTGGGAGACTCTCATCATTGTACGTAAGAGTTACATAACTATTCACGGGCCACATCTTAGCCTCGTGCAAACAACGCAAACCCCACTGCCTAGCTTTTTCCAAACGACACCCAATACAACGGCCACACGGCAAACCAAACGAAACTTTCGTCGCCGAATGATTGACGTCGAAGGTTATAGCAGCCCTCGACGCCGATCGCCAATACGCCTTCAACGGATGTACACACGTCACAGACGAATACCCCCGCGCATAGGCAAGCGCGAGGGTACATTCTTCTTATGCGTATAAGACGCATGCTTAGTAAAATGCTTCTGACTATGAGACTTAGACATCGCATGCCGCTTAGCCATTAGAGAACCTCCGGTTCCAGGGTGTCAGTCCACACACTTACATCAAGTAGATGGTGTGTGGGAAGCCCCAGGAGCCGGCGAGGGGGATGCCGGCTCCTGGGAAACCGGCGGAGCGGCCGCCGGTGGGGCAAGGCCCCAGTCCCGCATCTGAGACAAATTACCAGGATCAGATGCGTATTCAACAAACGCAACAGCAGAATTATCAAACTGCTTACGAACAACGGCAGGAAGCGTCATAAACGCCTTCTCAGCCTCAGACATACGCTCCATATAATTCATAAGATCCGTAGGCATATCAGCGAAATCAACATACATCGCACTCGGATCCATAGGCGGCAAATTACCCGGGCCACCAACAACATGGCCCTCGTACCGCTTCATAAGCGAATTAATATCGCATTCATCCGCAAACTCCTGTCGCGTAAGCGAGGGTCCTTCAGTGTAAAACACATTATTCGAACCATTGGATTTATAGAAGTCAGAGTACGCAACCGGCATAACCGGGGGTTGACTTTTACCATTAGCCATCATCGCCTCCTTCCAGCACGAACTGTACGCAACGCACGATCACGAATAGAACCGGCCTCAATAGGCGGAGCAGCCGGAGCAGGCCCTTGAGGAATAATACTCTTAGCCGAGTGATCCTCAACATCCCCCCAACCTAAAGGTTTATAACCTAAACCACCAAAAGCACCCCCCTCAGGGTTGGTCTTTTCAATAGAACTCTTAGCAGCATCACCAATCTCTTCACCAACGGTAGGACCAGCACCCCACCGAACATCACCACTAGAACCACGAATACCAATACCCGTACTCGCACGCCTAGCACTAGCAGGCTTAGACGCACCACCAAAAATACCACGCAATATACCACCAAGAGCCGAAGCACCTTCACCAACAACACCGGCTCCATACTTAAAACCTTCAGTCCCCTTCAGCCAAGGATTATCACCAGAACCAAACAACTTATGTAACGCCTGTTGCTGATCCTCAGTGAATTGACCAGTCTTATAAACCTGATCAGTAACCATCTTCTCCGATTGCATATTAGCAATCTTCTGAGACATCACATCCATAGTCTTAGCATCAACAGCAGCAGAAATACCACTCTTAACAGCATCACCAAGCCCTTCCCACGGGCTCTTACGACCCAACATATTAGTTGTAACCGGGGATATCGACGCAGCCGATCCGGACGGACTAGCCGCCGAGGGAGTAGAAGCACCACCTTGCATATAAGCAAGCATAGGATTAATAC